GTACTCAAATACAAACGCGCCATGTCGACAGGTGGGTAGATGATCACGATCGACTATGCTGGGACCGATGAGCAGTTAATCCGCGCACTCAGGGAAAAAGCCGAGGAGATTCCGCTGGCGGTTGCCGCGAAACTCGATGAACTCGACGCGGAGATGCAGGGCTATATCGTCTCTGAAGAGCTCGCCGGCCAGATATTAAATCAGCGTAGCGGGAAACTTGCCGGGTCCATTCGCATGATTCCGGCCACCGCCGAAGGTACAACCATTATCGGGCAAGTCCAAGGTGGCGGCGGAGTTACTGGAATTGGCAACGGTAAGAGTTATGCTGAACTCTTCGAATATGGAGAATCGGTTGATATCGTCCCGGTGAAGGCAAAAGCACTGCGATTCGTTACGATCACGGGAGAAGTTGTTTACGCGAAGAAGGTTCACCTAGAACTACCGCGTCCTTTTATGGCTCCGGGCCTCGCACACATGCGGCCGTCAATTATCACAGGGGTCGAAGAAGCGATAAGCGAGGTGCTCGCAAAATAGAATGTCACATATAACAACAGAGCAGATTTTCTCGCAATTGTTTGCTATTGCTCAGACAGTCAAGGGTACGGACTGGGCGGGTGATTCGATCCCCTTACAGTATTGGTCGCGGAACTGGGTTAGTGCGGCAGAAACGCCAGATGGTACGATGCCGGCGTTGTATCAGCTTGATCCAATGCCCGAGCGCGATATCAGGATCGAACTTGGCCTTAGCCGTCGAGTGTTGCACGCCCAAATCGACATTCGAATGCAGCGCCAGCAGTCAGGGGAATATCCTGATGTTATTGACACAGTCAGTAACACGGGACCATTCTCTACTATCCTGAATGCTTGGATCGACAATCTATATGCTCTGTTCTCGTCAGTCGATGGCGGTAACCCCACATTGGTCACTCCAAGCTTTCCGAACGGGGTAGTCATCGATTGCTATCCGATCAGTTGCAAGGTAGATTTCGGAAACGATTCATCGCGAGTGGCAATCATTTACACAATCTTTGAACTTATCGCCGGATTCTAACGTCTTTTTTCAAAACCAGAGGAGGAGTATTATGTTTCAGCTTGGCGTAGGTCGATGGTTCGCAACTCCGTATGGCGGTAACTTGGCGGCTAACCCTACGCCGCAGTTCTTCGGTACCGCCCAAGATTTCTCACTCGAAATTGATCAGAAGCTAGAAGAACTCCGTGGTGCCTCGCAGTTCCCGGATGACGTTGGGCCGACTGACCGCAAGGTGTCCGGCAAGATCGGTTTTGGCAAGATCGAACTGGCGACACTCAATCAGTTGTACTTTGCTGACACATCGACTACCGGCGTTACTGCCGTGTCTGCACTGGAAAATCACACTATCCCAGCGTCTCCAGGCCCGTACACGATCACAATCACGCCACCTGAATCTGGCGTGTTTTCTGCTGATCTTGGAGTGATCTACGGTATCGCTGGAGGATTGGGCATACCGTTCACCAAACAAACTGTTAGTGCTGCCGGGGAGTATTCAGTCGTCCCAGCAACTGGCGTTTACACGTTCTACTCGGGTGACGCTGGCAAGTCAGTGCAGATCAGCTACACGTACACCTTGGCAACGGTTGGAGCCACCCAGCAGGTTAATAACCAGGTTCTTGGATGGGGTCCGGTGTTTTCGCTCTGGGGCCAACTGTCCTATCAGGTCGACGTCGCCGGCTATCCAACGAACAGCATCTATGTGGCCGCGTGTCGAGCTGGCAAGCTATCGTCTCCGTTCAAGCGAGCTGGCTACCTTATCCAGACGCTTGACATTGAAGCCTTCGCGAACGCTTCCGGCCAGGTCATGTACTGGGGTCAGACAACCGGATAATGTCTATCTTAATCGCCGTCATGGGCTGCCAGGCGCGTGCTCCGCAGATGGCGAGCCGTTCGCTGACAACTGGTGCTCTGGCATCGGCTATTGGCTTTCGCGCGAGGCCATGAAGGTGATTGCAACTGCGGACATACCAGTGCAGCCGCGTGATCTCTTAGCTGAGGACCGCTGGACGGGGAAAACGCTACTAGCGGCAGGTATGCAGGCGGATGCGTTTAGCCCTGGTATGGTGCGCTGGGTTGGTCGTAGTAGGCCGTTGCCGCGAGACATCAAAGAGACTGCGAGCAACGCATTCATCGCTGGCGAATTTACGGCAGAAGAGATGCCGATGTTCTATAGTTGAATCGTCTCAAAATGAGTCCACATGTCGTAGTTATTTAGTAAGGAGAAAGCACATGTACCGCATCAAGACAGTCCCTATTGACAACCTCTCGTTCCGTATCGCCTCGTTCTCCATGAGGGAAGCTGAAGAGATGCTGGATAAGCCTATTACTCCTGAACAGGTCTGCATCAGCCTGAATCGTGCGAAAGCCCCAGAAGAAGCAGAGTGGACCGTGGAGCGGCTCAGGGAAGAGATTGACTTCGAAACTTTGGGGTCTTTACGGCGATCCATTCTGCAGATGAGCGGCTTGACGATCTCAGAGGCACCCTCGGGGGAACCAGCGGCAGCACCGGAAAAGACTTCAGTGAAACCCGCTGCTGCATAATCGCTGAATTTCACTGGACACCGGACGTCGTTGACGATCTGCCGTCCGGTTGGGTGTTCAACGAACTCATCCCCTATTGGCAGCAGTATCCTCCATCGCACCGTGTCGCCTGCTGGGTTGCTGGTATTAAGCCTGACAGCGTTAGCGCGAACCCTCAAGCTGCGCTCGATGCGGAATTTGCTCGACTTGCTTCGCTGCGTATTCATCCGAGCGTAGTGGCCAGCGTGGGCAAGGTCCCGGACGAAGTGCGTGAAATCATGGCAAAGTACCAGGACGTTCCAATGACCGAAGGGTGGATTAGGGCGTAATGCCTGAAGACATCGTACTGAAAATCCGAACCGTTACAGACCTTAGCGGTTTGACGCAGATGAATGCCGCCAGTGACGGCGTAGCTGCGTCTACGGCTAAGATGGGTGACTCGTTCAGGGATCTAGAAACTAAAGTGGAGCGCAGCCAGCACTCCATGATGGAAGCGCGTCACGGCGTAATGTTGCTGGGCGAGGAGTTTGGCGTTCACATGCCTCGCGCTGTGTCTACGCTTCTGGCATCGATTGGTCCTATCGGTGCGGCGATGGAGGTAGCTTTCCCGATCCTCGGGGCGCTCGCTCTTGTCGATATTATCGGCAAGGCAATTGCGAAACATGAAGAACTTGCTGCAACTCTCCGCAAGAACGCGGAAGAGGAAGCGAACCTTGAAATTAAGGAACGTGACCGTACTGAGCAGTTAGAAATCACGAACTTAAAGATGGACGACCAGATTGGTAAACTCGAAGGGCGCCCGGCGAAGAACCAGCTTGCCGTCGCTCTGCTTGAGGCAAAAGTAAAAGCCGATGAGCTCGCCACTTCACTGATTACGGTCCTGCTGAAATCCGATGAGGCTTTAAGCAAAGAGCAAACAGGATGGGCACAGTTCGGCGATCTTCTTCGAGCCTCGTGGGAAGATGTGAAGCGCGGAACGCCGGCCTGGGATGGCGTAAAAAACAGCACCGTAACCGCGATGAAGGACGCGCAATCCTCGGTAGACGCGCTGCGCGTAGCGCTGGTAAACGTTCAGATCGCCCGTGAGCGCATGGCAGAACCATCGGCCAATGAAGCTGAGCAAAAGACAAACACAGCAGCGTACGCGAAGGAATTGCAGAACGTCAAAGAGAAGGCGGATGCCACTTACGCCATACTCAGTAATACTCCTGGCGATTGGTCGAATTCCATCCACGCCGCCCGCGAGGCGTCGATCGAGGCTAGCGCCGGCCTCGCGCAGATGAACGAGGAGTTGAAGCATCTCGACAAGTCTCTGGAGTTGCCTGGTATTGAGAATCTGAAGAAGCTTCATGAGTTGATGACGAAGGCAGTTGGCGGGCCCGGACTGCCTGGCCCGTGGTCGCCGGAGCAACTGACGGCGATGCGCGAGGTCACTGTTCAGGGATCTCAACTGGGCAAAGTGCTGGAAGAGATCGACAAGCAGGCCGACGCCAACGGCAAGATGCTGAGTGAGAACCTCAAGCAGCAGTTGACTGACACGGTGAGGATGGACGACTCGGTTATCAAACTGGGCGAGTCCTATACGAAGCTCTACGACGCGCAGGCGCGGAGCCGAACGGCTACGATTAGCCTTGGAGCGTCTGAACAGGAAGCGGAGATCAAGCGCCAAGCGGATACGCGTCTCATCAGCGAACAGCAAATGACGGAGCGACTGAAGAAGCTTTACGAAGACGAGCGCGATAGCGAAGTTGCGATCCTGAAGGACCAGATCAACATCGTACAAGCGCAGGTCGATTCAGCGCAGTCACGGCTTGTGGCAACGCAGAAGACTGGCGATCAGCTTCAGATCAACGAAGCGCAGACCACACTGAATAAGCTACTGGCGGACCGCGCTGATTTCGAAGCGAAGATGATTGAGAAGTATCAGGCGTTCGGTCAGAAGATCGCCGCTATCGAAGACAAAAACGACAAGCAGCTTGAGCAGGTCGCCACCGCGTCGTACAAACGCATCACGGATATGGCAGCGGATAGCCTAGCTAAGATGGTGACCGGGCAGGAACGCCCAGTGCAGGCACTAGAAAAGTTGTGGACTGGGTTGGCAACAACCGCCATCACGTCACTGATGAAGATAGCTGCAGAAGAAGTAGTCGGCATGGCGCTTCATCAGACCATCGCAAAACAAGAGCAGTTGGATTCAGCCAAGGTCGCAGCCGCGCACGTGTGGAAGGAAGTGTCGGGGATCCCCGTGGTCGGTCCTATTCTCGCGCCGGCAGCAGCGGCAGCAGCTTTTGCAGCCGTCTTAGCGTTCGAAGGTGGTGGAGTGGCACCGCGGACGGGCATGGCCGTATTGCACGAGAACGAGCGCATTTACACACCAGACCATGCGGCAAAGATCGATAAGATGGCTGAGAATCGACCATCAGCGCACGCTACGCTTCACTACCACGCGGCTTCTGGGGCCTCTGCCGGCGAGTCACGGGCGGATGCGGACCGCATGTTCAAGATGGTTAGTGCGAAGTTCAGGCAGATGGGAGTCCGCATTTGATGAGCGTTATAATATATGAGGACCAGCCATTGCTGTAAACAATAGCCAGTCCAAAAAACACCGTTCTCGTGGAAGGAGAAACGATGTCTCGTAGCCAGTCTAACAAACCACCGACAACATTTTATACCTATCTGTACCTTCGTTCCAACGGAACCCCTTATTATGTTGGGAAAGGCAACCGCAGGCGGGCATTCATGTGGCAGTATCATGTGTCTTGTCCCCCAAGAAATCCAGATGGGTCTGTGTGTAAAGCTCGTATCCTTATCCAATACTGGGAGTCGGAAGAAAAAGCTTTCGAAATTGAGCGCTGGTGGATCGCGTTTTTTGGTCGCAAGGATATTGGTACTGGCATACTCCGCAATTTGTCAGATGGAGGGCAGGGGCCTAGGGGCTCCCTGATGAAGAAAAGCGAAGCGCATAAACAAAAGCTTAGAGAGGCTGCATTACTGTCGTTCGCGCTCGGCAGGGTCAGTCCACTGAAGGGCATTAAGTTTTCTGCTGAGACTCGCGAGCGCATGAGTGCTTCCGCTAAGGCGAGGGGTATGACTAGTCTGCAATTGGAGAATCTTAAAGCAGGGCACACGCGAATAAGATCTGCCGCTGACCTGTGTAAAATGTGGGAAGGACAACGTGCTTATTGGGAGCGGTGGAGGCAGGAGCGGCGCAAAGTATCCGAGACTTTCAATATTAAATTACCATTTAATTTGTGAGAGCAGGTAATTAGTGTCGCTTCTAGTTTTCCCCTCGTTCAATCCCGGCAATAGCCTCGCCTCGTGGAGTTACACTTGGCCGATCAAGCAGACGCCGATGTTTAAGACCATCGTGCAGGAGTCTGCAAGCGGCCGCGGTGACATCCATATCCCGCTCATGCAGTTCCCGCGCTGGATCTTCTCGTGGGATCTTAGCTACCTCAAAGGCGACAATCAGGGCGTCAACACGGCCTGGCAGCTCCTGAACAATTTCCTTATGGCTGTGCAGGGCCGCGGGCAGACATGGCTCTTCCAGCATCCCTACGACAACATCGTAGGTACCTACCAGATCACAGGCTCAGTGACGAGCGGGCGGTTCGGAATGAACCGCATGGGCATCAACGAGCAACTTATTCAGGCGAGCACAGGCGCCAGCGCTCAGATCACGGTCTTGGGATCGGCTCCGCTCACCATCGGCCCCTACACAGGTACGCCAGACGCATCCCACACATGGGTCGGTCAAACGACTGGCGCGGTGTACACTCCCACCTCGCTTCCCACCCTCCTAACATCACAGCAGATCGGGACGGGCGACGGCGTGACGACGGCCTTCACGATGTTCCGCACACTGGTCACAAGCGGTGCGCCGGACCTGATTCAGAACTTCGTCAATCCGCCAACGATCTACGTCAACGGCGTGGCGGTTAGCTCTTCGACTTACTCCATCGATCAGTACGGTACCCTCACATTCAACACAGCGCCTAGCTCGGGGTACTCGATCGCATGGACCGGGCAGTTCTATTACCTGTGCGTGTTCGACGAAGACGAGTGGGACGACCTACAGGAGATGTGGTATCAGGTCTGGAGCCTGAAAGAGCTCAAGTTCCGTTCCTATCTGCTATGAAGAACATTTCGAGCGCCCTGCAATTATTCCTGATCGGTAACACGGTGTTCGGCGGCCGGGCGGACCTGATCGATATCGTTCTCCTGAACGGGCAGGTGCTCCACGTCGTTTACGGGACAAACCAGAACATCGTCTATCCGGACGGCGGCTACAACGGCAGCGCGTACGTCAGCGGCGGCCCAACGACGTATTACACGTCGAAGTACGGCACGTGGGAGCGCGGAGCATTCGAGAACAGCGCATCGTTTCGTATGTCGGCATCGGACATGGAACTGTCCGCGCTGGTCCCGGAGACAGTGCTCTATCCAGGGACGTCGACGCCACTCATGCAGGTGCTGAATGCGGGCATGCTGTCGGGCGCCAGAGTTGCCATCCGCACGATCTTTTGGCCTCAGGGCCAGCCGTACACCGCAGGCATCGCTATGGGCTACATGGTGCTCACGGTCGGGCAGATTGGGAACATCAAGAGCGCAGGCCGCTCGAAGATCGTCTGCCAACTGTATGATCTGCTCTACCAGCTCGTGAAGCCGGTTCCACCGTTTCAGATTCAATCCGCTTGCCGACACAACTTGTTCGACGCCGGCTGCACCCTCAATGTGGCAAACTTCCAAAGCACGGCCATTGCGCTAGCCGCTGGCAGCACAAACCTGTATCTGAACCTGGCAGTGCCAGCGCGGGCAAACAGCACGCCTTACGTGCAGGGTAATGTCGTCAACATTGGCGACGTGCTTTATCTGTGCACACAGGGCGGAACGTCGGCCAGCAGCTCGCCAACGTTTGATGAGACGCGCGGCGCCGTGAATGATGATGGCTCTGCGCAGTGGACCTCGCAAGCCAACGCCTACCCACTCGGCTACGTGCTGTTCACCGGCGGCCAGAATGCCGGATTGATAAAAACGATCAAGGCGCAATCGTTTGTTTCCGGAGTGCCGGTGTTTCAGCTTTGGTCGCAGATGGCTTTCCCGGTCGCTCCGGGCGACACAGTGATCATCGTTCCGGGGTGTGACAAGACGGTTCCCACCTGTGGGAACGTGTTCGACAACTTTATCCACTACGGCGGCCAGCCTTATGTCCCCAATCCCGAAGTAGCCACATAATGACAATCGAAGAAGCGGCTCTCCGCGCGTCGATCTGCGCGGAAGCCGAATCATGGATACCAACCCCCTATCACGATCACGCCGGAGTGAAAGGCGTCGGTTGCGATTGCGCGTTCTATCCGTGCGCGGTCTATAAAGCGGTCGGGCTCATTTCGAAGGAACTGAAACTCCCTCGCTATTCGCCCCAGCAATGGCTTAACAACAAAAGCCAGCGCGACAAGCAGCACCTGCGATTCGAGGACACCACTTACCTCGACATCGTTCTCAGCTTGTTCCGCGAGATCCCGCTAGCGGAAGTCCTCCCTGGCGATCTCATGCTGACGAAGGTGGTCGCGTCATGGAGTCATGGCGCGATCATCATTCGCTATCCGGAGCGTGTGCTGCATTCGGTGAAGGGCTTTGGAGTCGTCGCCTCGCACGCCACGCAGGAAGGCTTCTGGCAGCGGGAGCCGAAACGCTTCTTTACCATCGTTAGGAAAAACGGATAACCGTGGGCCTGTTCAATTCCGAATCCACACAACCGAACCGCTTCATGGGCATACGTACCCAGCAAGCCGTGCTGGGCACGCCCATTCCTATCATCATCGGGCAGCAGCGCTGCGCTTGGAAGCTGGCCTGGTACGGAGACTTCATCTCCTGGCCCGAGGGCGGCTCCGGCATGGTCAAGGGCGGATCGGAGTACGCCTATGCCGCTAGCATCCTCGGAATCGTCTGTATGGGCCCGTGTGCCAACTTTCTCGGCATCTGGTCCACTGGCGGCGGTAAAGCGCAACTGGCGAGTACTTCAGAGACGTTCGCCATTCCGAACTCTCCGGCGAATCCTACCTACGTTCCTATCCAGTCGGAATTCTATGTCCAAGACGCTGGCGTCGGCGTTGCCGTCAATTACAGTGTCGCTGCCAACGACTACGGCAGTCCTGGCAGCGTCACGCTGTCCGGTTCGCAGCAAGCGCCTCTGGAGTACACCACCAGTCCTACTCCCGCCAAAGGCCAATACACGATCAGCACGGGCCCGTTTGCTGCATGGTCCAGTTCCACGCCTTACACCGCCGGCGAACTGGTCACTGTTGCCGGGGTGAACTATGTGGCGATCGCGAGCAACACCAACGAAGAGCCTCCGAACGCGACCTATTGGGCGGTCGCTCCCTACGTTTACGTGTTCAACTCTGCGGATAGTGGGACCGGGACCGGTGTTGCCACGATCAACTACACCGTCTTTTATGCTAACTTCCAAGCCAACGAACTGGACGTTGTGCCGCTGTCGGCGCCCTATGAAGTGGTAGTCCAAAACCAGAACGAATTTGCCTTCCCACAGTATGCCGCGGTCAGTTACTACCCGTCTGGCGTTGCGATGACCCAGGTGAGCGGTACGCCCACGGTCGCAGGGACATTCAACCCGAACGGAGGCAACTTTCTGTTCGCGCCTGGCGATGCCGGGCAGGGTGTCAGCATCTCGTACTACTACATCGATCAGAGTTTGGCATCTGGCGCTGGGAACCATGGCGTCCCTAACCGCGTCAACTACACGTTCTTTACCGGGGCGCTGGGGCAAGCACCGTGGACGTTCGCCAGTAATCTATATTCGGGCGGGCAGGAATCGCCTCCGCCTCCGCCTCTCGGATACAGTGAAGTTGCCTACGTGGGAAGTCCCGGCCTGTATCTAGGGCTCAGTCCGAATATGCCGCAGTTGAACTTCGAGATCCTTGGCACGTTCGCGTTCGGCAACGGCATCGGGGACGCCTGTCCGGCGGACGCGATCTATGGGCTCTTAACCAATCCATCCTACAAATACAACTTCCCGGCGGTAAACATCGACGCATCCCTGCTTGGCCTCTGCACGATCACCGGCGCTGTCACCAGTGGTACGTTCGTCGACGGCGAAGAAGTAATCCAGACGAGCACTGGGGCCAGCGCTTCGCTGATTGAAATTCAACCTGTTTCGAACTCGATGAAGACTGGCGCGGTATCCGGCGTTCCAGATGCTACGCATACCTGGGTTGGACAGACTAGCGGAGCGGTGTACACGCCAACGGCGGCTCCGGTTGACTCTTCAGCGAAAGCGCAGTGGGTCGCCAACAACTTCTTCATCTCGGCAGTGCTCGACGGCCAGACCGCGCTCATGGATGTGCTGAGCGATTGGTGCGAAGCGGGACAGGTGTTCGTCTCCTGGGATGAAGGCAAGCTGAAATTCACGCCGCTGGTCGACACCACAACAATCGCTAACGGCGTGACCTACTCTCCGCCAACTCAACCGGTCATCGATCTGGACGACAATGACTACTTTGTAGGCGAACCGAAAGACCCGATCACGATCGAGCAGACGCCATTGCAGAACCGTTGGAACCGGGTGTCAGTGCGCTGGACAGTCCGCAGCAACAGCTACAACGAAGACGTGCTCCAGATTCAGGACGAGGGGTCAATCCAGACTCCCGGCATCAATCTTCTCAGTGAAGCGCCGAAGTCCTTCCAGTTCATTTGCACGGAGCCGGCCGCGCAGTTCGCTGCGAACATGCGGTTGCAACGCTACTCGGCGATCTACACGACGTACAAGTTCACACTGAAGTCGAACTTCGC